GTCCAAATCGTATTGAGCGTTACCAACAATATGAAGTTATGGATAGCGATCCAGAAGTCAATGCGGCTCTAGACATTTTAGCAGAATTTTGTACACAAAAAAACAAAGACGGCAAGAATCCATTCTCAGTTTTGTGGAGACACAAAGCAACTAATAGTGAAATTAGAATTCTAAGCGAGTACTTACAACAGTGGTCACGCTTACAAAAATTTGACACACGCATTTTCCGTGTAATGCGTAACACATTCAAATACGGTGATGCATTTTTTATTCGCGATCCAGAAACCCAAAAGTGGAACTATGTTGATCCAAGCAAGATTGTAAAGATTATTGTCAACGAAAGCGAAGGCAAAAAGCCAGAGCAGTATGTAGTTAAAGACCTAGCACCAAACTTTGAAAGTTTAATTGCTACACAAATTACACCTAATATTAATCCAAGACAAGGCTCAGGTGGCCTTTCTGGTGGCAGCGGATACATGCAAAGCGGCCAAGCTAGTAAAGGCGCTCAAGGTTCATTCTCAGCTAACAGTAGCAGTCGTTTTGGCACTACTGAAACCGAATATGCTATTGGTGCTGAACATGTTGTACACCTGAGTTTATCAGAAGGATTAGACAATAACTTTCCGTTTGGTAACAGTTTACTTGAAAACATTTTTAAAGTGTACAAGCAAAAAGAATTGCTTGAAGACGCTATTTTAATCTATCGTATTCAACGTGCTCCAGAAAGACGTGTGTTCCATATTGACGTTGGTAATATGCCAAGCCACATGGCAATGGCCTTTGTTGAGCGTGTTAAAAACGAAATTCATCAACGCAGAATTCCAAGTCAGACTGGCGGTGGCCAGAATGTTATTGACAGTGCTTACAATCCATTAAGCATCAACGAAGACTACTTCTTCCCGCAGACAGCAGAAGGCCGTGGCAGTAAAGTTGAAACATTACCAGGTGGTACTAACCTTGGTGAAATTGATGACTTGAAGTATTTTACTAACAAGTTATTCCGTGGCTTACGTATTCCATCAAGCTACTTGCCAACAGGCGCAGATGACTCGCAAGCGTCATTTAATGACGGTCGTGTAGGTACTGCATACATCCAAGAACTACGTTTTAACAAGTATTGCGAACGCTTACAAGCACTAGTAACCGCAGTATTTGACGAAGAATTCAAATTATTTTTATATGGCAGAGGCGTTAATATTGATTCAAGTTTGTTTGAATTAAAGTTTAATCCGCCTTTAAACTTTGCCGCAACACGTCAAAGTGCTATGGATGCAGAACGTATTAATACGTTTAACACTATTCAAGCAGTGCCATTTATGTCAAAACGATTTGCAATGAAACGCTTCTTAAACATGACAGACGAAGAAGTTGCAGAAAATGAACGCATGTGGGCTGAAGAGAACGGCAAAGGTATGCCAACGTACACCGATGCCGCAGGCGAGTTACGCTCAGCAGGTCTTAGTGCCGCTGGCATTGAAGGTGATTTAGGTGCCGCGGGCGACCTAAGTGGTCCTGAAGACATGGAAGGTGATGTTGGAATTGAAGGTGAAGGTGGAGCAGTTCCACCAGTAGCCGGTGCACCTACTTCATCGCCAACTGCATAAATATCTATATGATCCTCCGAGAATTATTTTATATCGATCCTGATACACGACATGTTGCTAACGATTTTCGTTACACAGCAGATCGTGATAATACCACTATGCGTAGGAGCGATACACGTAAAACACGTTTAACGCTAAGACAAATCAACGAATTACGCAAGGCAAGCGAAGCACATATTCTGGAACAAGAAAGAGAACTACAGTTTATAAACGACATGTACATGCCGCCAGCGGCACCTCCAGCATAAATACGCCAATAGAAGAATTAAAAAACAGCAAAACAGTCTGTTTTTAGGCTATATTATACCACTTTTTAAAATTAAGTGTAAATATAATACAGCCTTGTCATCATATCACAGGAGAATAAAATGACTGATCGTAACCAATTTGAAGCCATGCTTGAGGCATTGATCAACGAAGATCAAGAAACAGCAAAAGAAATTTTCCATAATATCGTAGTTGCAAAATCACGTGAAATTTATGAAGAACTTCTATCAGAAGACTTTGATCTAGAAGAAAATACTGATCAAGGTAATCCTTATGCAAAGAAGGATGATACTGAAGAAGCTACAGACGAAGCAGCCGACGACGAAGCAGATGACTCAGAAGAGCCAGCTGACGACGAAGCAGATGCAGACGACGAAGAGCCAGCAGATGATGTTGGTGGCGATGCAACTGATGATTTCGTATCAGACGTAAGCGACGACGAAGGTGAAGAAGACATGAGCGACGAAGAACAAGTTGATCGCATCATGGACTTAGAAGACGCATTAGAAGAATTAAAAGCAGAATTTGAACAGCTAATGGCTGGCGAAGAAGGCGAAGAAGCTCCAGCAGACGACATGGGTGCTATGGATGCAGAGCCAGAAATGGGTATGGAACCAGAAATGGGCGGCGAAGACGAACTTGCAAAAATGATGGAGTACGTTGACAAAGTAGCATTACCAAAGCACGGTGACAACGGTGCTAATGCACGTTCAATCGTAGCTAAAAAGAATGATATGGGCGGCACAACCGCAAATATCGCTAAAGGTGGCGAGTCTAAAGGCGAAGGCACTAAAGGCGGTTTGTTGAATCCTTCTACAAAAGAAGAAAACTTTGGTAACGTAAATGTTCCAGGTGGTAAGGGTGCAACTAAACTAAGCAGTGTTAGCAAAGGTCACGGAGCTGAAAAGAAAGGCGCTGGTGAGCAAGCTGATAACAAGAAAAGTACAATCGGTTCGAGATAATTGAGTATGTTATATCTCCGAGAGAATCTAAGCTTCAACGAAGCAAACATGATCGTTGAATCTGATGACAAAGAAGGTAAAAACCTTTACATGTCCGGAATTTGTATTCAGGGCGGTATTAGGAACGCTAATCAGCGTGTTTACCCTGTGAATGAGATTGGCAAGGCTGTCAAAACCTTAAACGATCAGATTCAAAATGGTTATAGTGTTCTCGGAGAAGTCGATCATCCAGACGATTTAAAAATTAACCTGGACCGTGTATCACACATGATTACTAATATGTGGATGGACGGTCCTAATGGTTACGGTAAACTGAAAATTTTACCAACACCAATGGGACAACTAATTCGCACAATGCTAGAAAGCGGAGTGAAATTAGGAGTATCAAGCCGCGGATCTGGAAACGTCAAAGATGACGGTTCTGGTGAAGTATCAGATTTTGAGATTATCACAGTAGATATGGTAGCTCAACCTAGTGCTCCTGGAGCATACCCCACACCAATTTATGAACACCTGATGTCAAGTCGCGGTGGTTATAATGCCTTACGTATAGCGGAAGAGGTGAGAGGTGATCCAAAAGCACAAAAATATCTCAAAGAGAGCCTTTTAGCAATAATCGGCAAACTCCAATAACAAGGAGAATCACATGTTGGATGCAATTAAACAATTATTTGAGAACAACGTGATTTCTGAGGAGATCAAAGAGTCTATTGAGTTAGCTTGGGAAGCTCGTATTAACGAGAATAAAGAACAAGTTGCTCAACAACTACGCGAAGAATTCGCACAGAAATACGAGCATGATAAAGCTACTATGGTAGAAGCTGTTGATCGCATGATCACAGATCGTCTATCAGAAGAGCTTGTCGAATTTGCAGACGATCGTAAGCAATTAGCTGAGATGAAAGCAAAGTATGCCGTTAAGATGAAAAGCGACAGTGCGTTAATGAAGGAATTCGTTAGCCGTCAATTGTCATCTGAAGTGCGTGAGTTACATGAAGATCAGGTAGAAATGGCTGGTAAGTTCGGTAAGTTAGAAGAATTCGTAGTTGAAGCTCTTGCTCAAGAAATCGCAGAGTTTTATAAAGATAAACAAGACTTGGCTGAAACCAAAGTCCGTTTAGTCCGTGAAGGACGTGAACAACTCGCTAAGATCAAACATCAGTTTGTAGAGCGTGCCGCTAAGATGGTCGATAATGTTGTAACTGAGAGCTTACGCTCTGAGCTAACATCATTAAAAGAAGACATCGAATCAGCTCGTCGTGCAGACTTTGGTCGCAAGTTATTTGAAGCTTTTGCTTCAGAATATCAAGCAAGCTATCTAAACGAGAAATCAGAAACTGCAAAATTACTCAAGGTCATAGACATGAAAGACGTTGCCGTTCAAGAAGCCGCTCAGGCCGCTGAACAAGCACACGCTCTAGTAGAAAGTAAACAAGCAGAGATTGCGAAACTAAAAGAATCGCAAGAACGAAAAGAAATCATGAATGAATTACTGAACCCGCTTAACGGCGAGCAACGTGAGATCATGGGTGAATTAATGGAGAGCGTAAAGACTTTCAAACTTCAAGAAAGTTTTGAAAAGTACTTACCGGCTGTAATCGCTGGTAAAGCTCCGCAGAAGAAACAGGCACTAGTAGAGGCTAAAGAAATTACCGGAAACAAGGTTTCCAACAGCAATCGTAGCAGCGAGAGTGATAACAATATCGTTGATATCCGTCGCCTTGCTGGACTAAAAATTTAAGGAGAATTTAAATGTCAGAACTACTTAATGGCCGTTGGGCAGAAACTAAAGAAGCCCTATTAGAAGGCTTACAAGGCACTAAAAAATCAGTTATGGGTGTGACCCTAGAGAATACTCGCAAGTATTTGATGGAAAGCCCTACAGCTGGTGCCACTTCTGCCGGCAACGTCGCAACACTAAATCGCGTGATCCTTCCAGTGATCCGTCGCGTTATGCCTACCGTTATCGCTAACGAGTTAGTAGGTGTACAACCAATGACTGGACCAGTAGGTCAAATCCATACTTTACGTGTACGTTACGCTGATAGCGGAACTGGCGTAGCGGCTGGTGAAGAGGCACTAAGCCCATTCAAGATCGCTGAAGCTTACTCAGGTAATGATGGTTCCCCAGCTAAAGGTGCTTCAACAGCTACTTTAGAAGGTGCCGCTGGTAAGCGTATGTCCATTCAAATCTTGAAACAGACAGTTGAAGCTAAGACACGTAAATTGTCAGCTCGCTGGACGTTTGAAGCCGCTCAAGACGCACAAGCTCAGCAAGGTATTGATATCGAAGCTGAAGTTATGGCTGCTTTGGCACAAGAAATTACAGCTGAAATCGACCAAGAGATCCTAGCATCTTTAGGTTCATTAGCTGGTACAGCAGTTGAAGCTTACGACCAGAACGCAGTTTCAGGTACAGCTACATTCGTTGGTGACGAGCATGCCGCATTGGCAGTTCAGATCAACCGTGTTGC